CATATGCATGCTGTGAAGCTATTGCGTATTCCTCAAGCTGGTCGCCTACTGCGCCAGTCGCAAATGCGATCGTATCACAGCTTTCTTCCCATGACACTGCCGCCTCAGAAAAATCCGTAGCAAGATTTACGACTGCTCCGCCAATGGCGCCTATTGCGCCAATAACTCCAGTCGCAGAAATAATATCTGCCATACCACCGAAAGCATCTTTAAATACACCGCCAACATTACCTAGTATCGGCTCAAGCCCGCTTGCGGATTCACCAATGCCACCAATAGACACAGATGCGCTTTCTCCTGATTCGCTAGCCGCATCAGCAACTTGCTCAAAAGCGTCTGCCGCTGACGATGCCTCAACATCAATATTTGTTGAGATGTCGATATTAGAAAACGCATCAGACACACCGTCTGCCGCTTCCTCTGCTGATGAGGCTACCGTGTCAAATGCGCCCTCTGAATCATCTGCCGCACCTTCAAATGCCGAGACAATATCGTCCGAGGCTGAGTCCGCAGAATCACTCATGTCATCAAACGAGCTTGTAGTATCGCTTGCCGCATCCTCGAATGCACCGCTAATATCATCTCCAGACCTATCAGCCGAACGTGACATGTCCTTGAATGCGTCACTGACATTATCAGCCGCCTTGTCAAACTCTTTTCCAAGCTTCTGAGTGTCTTTTTCAACATTGGAAATTTCTCTTTGAAATTTTTGTGCTTCGCTTTTTGCTTGCGACAACCCTTTTTGGTAATCTTCACGCTTAAGCTTCAGCGTCGCTTCTAATTCAAATACATTACTCATTCAATCGTTAACTCCGCATTTTTGACCACATCTGCAATGATTTCCTCAGCCGTCCTGTTATCCTCGACCCGAGATTCGTACCGCTCCGAATACAGCCTTGTGAACTTCAGTTTGTCTACTGATAAGTTTATACTGTCAGCTACATAGCACCTAAAGTTTTGTTCTTCCAGCGCCTTCTCATGCTCGGCGGACAGATAATAGATAAATCCTTTTATTCGTTTTCTGTTTCCGCTGTAACTTCCGTAACATCTCCAGAAGTGTTTGCCGCCTGCCTCGGCGGCAATGTAAAAAAAGCCTTCATGTCATCATCTGACAGAAGCGCGTACAGTTCCCTTGCCATCCTTACTGGAGTGCCCGAATATTCTTCCACGCTTACCTCATTAAGATATGCTAGGATTTCCAGAGCTTCTTTCTTGTGCTTTTTACCAATAACCTTGACGGCTTTTAAATATCTTCCTGTGTATATGTGTGTTAACACATCCCTATCGGCAAGGATGCCGCTTGCCGCCTCCATCAGGTCGGCAAGCAGTTCCAGCCCCTGCTCGTTTTTAAAATCGCTTAATTTTTTCATAAAAATCCTTTATTACTCGGCAGTCCCTGCCTTTACATACACCTTGAACGGTACTGTGCCGATGCTCTCAAGGCTGTAATGCGCAGTAAATTCAAATGCGAACTTGCCTTTCTCTTTGTCTGTAGACTGAATCTGAAACCCTCCAGTTGATAATGTATTCAGCATCTGAATCGCAACATACCCACCATTAGTGCTTCCATTCTTATCTGAATAATCGCCTATCCACCACAAGTCATCAAAGTCTGCAAGGTCAAGGTCATTCCTTGGCGTGATAACACCAGTAGCATTATCGCCTGCGCCGACAAGGATCTTGGCTGTGTCTGCCGTAACAGTGACGAAGTTGCCGCTCATTACGACTGACCATTCGTCAAGTTTCTTAAGCTCCATGGTATTCTTAGGACAGTTATCAATATCCTCGCCGAAGTCTTTAAAGCTTGGCGTGGCTTTGAAATTAACGCCTCCAGATGTCGCCCCTATAATGCCAGTAACAGTTCCGCTTTCAGGTGTAAATCCTGACGCAAGAATACCTGCGTTAAGCTGAATCTGCTTAAAAACATCTTCGGGAAGTTGAGTAAATTTCATCTGTTAATCCCTCTCAATCAAAAAATTCAATATTATAGTTCAGCATGATTTTTCGGATGCTGTTATCTTCTTCGGCAGGAAGATTAATAGACCACGGCAATCCCTTTGTTATCCACATTGCTCCGCCCGTGTACGGGACTATTACTCCGCCTCGATTAATAATTCCTGATATCTCCAACTCTTTGTCACTTATATTGCTCCACGAAGTTGATCTGTCGCAGAGCGTTGCGCTCAGTGAAATCGGTCTGTCAAACTCGGACGTTGATGTTTCGTGTAATATATACGGAAGCTCTGCGTTATCGGGAACACTTGAAGCCTCGTATGCTTTCCAACCGAACTTGCTCCAAAAATCATGCAATGCCTGTTTTTTATTCATGTTGGCAACGCCTCTAATTCTTCAGCCTGATATTGTCGCATGTCAAGTCCTGCGCTTGCTGGCGTCTTAAGTTCGTCACTGTTTGAAGTCAGCCTAAAAAGTTTGTTATCCGATGCTCTCTTAAGAACATCGTGAAAATCGAACTGCAAAGCCTTTCGGCAAGTAAACGTATAACTTGATTTACTTCCGAGGGCTTCGGCAACCCTCATAACAGACGAACCATTAAAGACCATTGCTCCGCTGACGTTTGCTCCCGGAGTCCATGTGGTAATAACTCCGCCGTATCCATCATCAACCATAGCCTTGTTCATGACCGTAAAGGACTCAAAAGCTTCATCCAATAAACTCATATAACTCTTATCCTCCTATACGGTGCAAGTCTGTCAGCAAAAACATCTTTCCAGTCAACAGCCGCCTTTGAACGCCCAGAACTGCTTGTCCCTGATGCCTTCGAATAGCTGTAACCTCCAAATGACTCGGACGTGTACGGTGACATGTTTGCGCTGTCGATATTTCCGTTCTTGTCCTGCCAGTCTTTTATATCACTGGCAAGATTAATGACATCTTGCGGAACTCGCATTAACCACACGGCACCATGAAACTCCTGCTCGTCCTTAAGCGTGTCTTCAAGGTCTCCAAACTTATGAACTCCGTCATTGAATACAGAGCCTACAATGCGATAATACTGACCGTCTTGAATATCAAAAGACGGCACGATTGCTCCATTTACGACAGAGAAATCACCAATAATCCTGTCATCTTTTTGACAGAAATAGTTTTTCAAGTTTGCACATATCTCTGTAAGCATATCGCACCGTCCTTTTCAGTTTTTCTTTTTTGAAGCTTTTTTGTGTTTTTCCTCAATAGGCTCGGTCTTATCATCAGAAGATTCTATTTTCGAGATAAGCTGTCTGCCTATTTTGTTGTTGACACCCTCAAGCTCCAATACCCTTTCGGGTGTGGGGACGTATCCTGCTCGAGGATAACCGTCCCCCACGCTGTAGATATGATTATCGTCTTGCAGGTCTGCAAAACCATATACTACCTTATACATTAATTATGCTCCCTGTGTTTCGTTTACAGTTGCGATAAACAAACTGTTCGGATTATAAAGCACTGGCATGAAAAGCGCAGATGCTTTTGTCCACAGAACGGCAGGATCCCACTCCATCTTCTGAGTAATGAAGACGTAAGGACTTACGCCACTTCCGTTTGCAGGATAGAACTGCCCAAGGTCAACCTCGGGCGGGTCTCCCCAAAGTCCTGTTCCGATTTTACCGCCCTGATTTGTGGCGAAGAATGTGATTTTATTTTTCGGATAATATCTCTTCTGCTCAATTGACGGACGTCCTGTTGCTGCGGCGATTGTTGCACTTGCGCCATATGTCAGGTCGTTCGTGATGATCTGAGAAATACCAAACTCCTCGTTCATGAACTCTTCAAGAGCAGTCTTTCTGACAAGTGCGCCTGCGCCGATATTTCCGTTGATAGCTTTCTGGAGTGCTGTGTTCTTGCGAAGCTTTGTAACAACCTCACGGCTTGTAACCATACCAGTAATAGTTACGCCTGCGGCAGTAGCCGCATCAATAATCGTCTGAATCTGCGCAAGTACATCAACCGAAGCTCCAACATTAACCGTATGCGCTTTCTGTGCCGCAGGAACTCCGTAATCAACCGTAAGGTCAAGATTATTTTCCTTGATGGTAATCTGACCTGTGGCCAGAAGTTCATTCTTTGCGACTTTTGTTCTAGTGATAACCTGATCGGCAAGCCTTACTCCGTCATTGAGAACATAGTCGTAAAGTGCTTCATCGCCTACAACTCCTCTGCCTGTAAGCTTACGAAGTCTTTCTGACTGATTGATTTTAACTTTGATAAGTCCCTTTTCGATGTTATGAACATCAATCGGAACTCTGAAAGTCGTTTTTGCCTCTGTGTCAAATCCATGGAACTGTGCCATTACAGGAATCTGATATTCAGAAGCGATGGACTCCCACTTAGCTACAAGATTATCTGTCTTAAGGTCGCCCATCAGACCATCAATCGGGTCATCCTGTCTTGTCGGTACTGTAGCACCAACATCTATCCAATCTTCCTTGGTAACCTTTCCAAAGATATCGTCTTCCCATCTAATATCTGCCATCGTTCGTTACCTCCTTAAGATTTCCTATCAACTGCACCAGAGCCTGCGGCAATCGCTTCGCCAAAAGCGCTCACAACTGCAATAGTCGCATACTTGCCGTCATCACCTGCGGCAACAGTGATTGCAGACGTGCCGTCCCAAGCCGTCCAACCAGTTGAAAGAATTTCACCTGCGGCAACCTTCGGAGCATCGGTAGCAGACGTGCCAGTTCCAAGCTTGTACAGGTATTTGTCGCCAGTTTTCAAAGTATAACCTGAAACTGTCGGAGCAGTCTTGCCAGAAGCAGAAGCTTCAGCAAAAGTAACCGTCAGGTCTACAAGACTTGTCGGATAATCAGGACGAATAACTGACGGTTCACTTATAAACCTGATACCAGTAAGCGCAGACTTCGCCGCACTTTCAACAGATGCAGGAAGCCTGTCCTCATAAACTTCACCTGCCGTTACTACCGAGCCGGGCATAGCACCTGTAGATACATCCACATCCTCGTATACAATGCCGATTGCATTTCCGTCATTGGATGGGAAAACAGTTCCCATCTTCACATATTTTGCGCCGTTTGCTTCCGTAGTTACAAGACTACCAGTTGCAGGCATCTGTCTTGTTTCTCTTGTGCATTCCTCATGAGCGAGAAAATAACCCGGGGCGTATGTCTTGCCCTGTTTAACATCTCCTATAAAAGACATTTAAGCCTCCTTTGAGCCGTAATGCTCTGCATGATATTGAGCCGCTATCTGAGCCGCTCTGCTTATTGGTCTTGCGACTGGCGGTTTCTGAAGATTTCCAGTCCCGTCAGTGCCTTGCGGTTTCGGCACGTTCGCCCCCTGTGTGGATTCAATGCCGATAAAATCCGCCCACTCACTTTTGATACTGTCTATCAGTTTGCTTTCGTCTTTGAGCTTGTCTGAGTCTTCTTCGAAGTCAACATCTTTTAAGTCTGTGACTTTAAGAATAGTATCGAATCTTTTCTCGGACACACCTGCTTCTTTAAGTAGCTTCTTGTACGCACTGCGTTTTTTGGACAACAGTTCTTTAGCCGTTACACCAGCCTTGTAATCATCATACTCTTTTTTCAGGTCGTCTTTCTCTTTCACAAGGTCGTCATACTTGGTTTTCCAAGGGCTTTCGTCTGCAGATTCTTCGTAGGCTTTCAGCTTTTCTTTCGTCTTGTTCAATTCCTTCTGAACTTCTGGAAGTTTTTCTGCGTCCACTTTGAATCCATCACGTTCTGCCTTTAGCCCGTTCACTGTCTCCGTGTGTGCGTTGATAATCTCGGTAGCCTGTTCTTCGGCAATACCCATCGCCGACAGTAGCTTTCTCGTGAGTGCCATTTTATCCTCCTGTTCTTCGGCAAAATTTCTTCTTTGTTCGGATGTCTTGATAATACTCCGTATTTTTTGGGATGTCAAGTCTGTGTAGGATAAATGCACGAAATGTAGGAAAATCATGCATTTCTAAATACTTCCCATAAAAAATATTTTTATAGAGACTTTTTATATAAACCCTACATATCCTACATTATTATTTAATATTTTTGTAATATTTATATTTATGTACTTATGTATTATATATATTATACAAAAAATATAATAAATAATATAATAATATAATAATATATATAGTAAATATAGCCAAAACCGAATGACTGTTCAGTTAATACTTTTGTAACAAAATAGTGTAGGATCGCCAACTCAATCCTACACTATTTCAATTTATCCTACACTTTTCAGGTTTATCCTACACAAAATATTACAAAAGTGTTACAATCTTAATAAAATTGTAACACTTTAATAACGAAATAATATTTGTTACGCTCACGCCAGCAATGACGCTTGCAATATTGCCTTGTACTCGTCCCTATGATTAGCAATCGAGTCTCTCAGGAAATGAGCTTTCTGACCTGCCTTGTGCTTCTTGGTGTCATCCGTCTCAACGTATATCGCATACTCCACATTAGTTCCGATATGCAGTTCATCTTCTGTAATCTCGGAATCAATACTGTTCCGCAATCTTCCCGTGTCAACGGGACACTGCCTCATTGCGTGAGTGACCGCTGTCTTCCCGATTGCTTCAAGTGCTCTCTTGATTTTTTTGTCGAGTTCGCTTTCCATGCTAGCTGAGTTATCAATCATTTTTTCACCACCTCTTTAACGTCGCAATCATTTTTCCCAAGCAATACACCTGACGGTTTTATCTTGTATTTCTCGCATGTTGACGTATTCTTTAGAATCTTGGTGTCATCAAATGCAAATTTACAGTTATGGCACGTTAAGTCTTTGTTTGTTACTCTGCTAAATAACAACGAGTCTTTTTTCCACTTATTAACACTCATATGATGCCCCTCCCTTATTTTTTTTATTTCTTTTGTTTATTATAACATAAATGTCAATAAATGTCAATATGGAATATTTACGTAAGCATACTCATATAAATTACAATATTGCTATCCCATCCCTCGGTAACTTCATGCACTAAGAATTTGGAGTCTCTTTGAATTAACAATTCCAATTCGCCCCTATATTTAGAAATAGAATCCACATACATAGCTTGCGCACCTTCTGGAATACTTATCATATATCTTACAGACCCGTCAAAGCCGCCGCTTAAATCTGGCGTTGTGCTTAAAAATCCCTTGTCATTCAGTATCGCTCCGTTTAATACGTCTAACTCACCATTTCGCAATCTTTCAAGCAATTCTTTTCCGTTGCCTTCGCCGACTAACCCTTCTATAGCTCCCCATCCAGACCCTCGAGTTACGATTGTTCTTTCTGGCATACTCGCTTTTTCAAGAGCTGATGTGCAATTCTTAATTTCCTCTGGGAATCTGTTGTTATCCGTTATTCCTCTGAGATACTGGTTCATGTTCGTATATGCGCTTCCAGTGTATGTCCTTACGCCTTCTCTTTCCTCGTCAGAAATAACATTAAGCCAATCATTAGTCCAGTCTTCCATAACATCTAAATCATTTTTATCAATCAAGTCATTCCAAACCTCGGCTCCCTCAAAAACAATATCAGGAATATCTTTTTCATTCGGTTTTGATGTTTCTTCCCATCGTCTTTTTTGCTCGTCCAAAATAGCTTTATCGTGTTCGTCTGACTCAGGCTCATAATCTACTTTTACAACGTTCCCGTCCTTATCTTTAAAACCAATAATATGCGTACCCATTGAGCATCTGCAGTTATATATTGTTTCTGGTGCATCACAGGTCGGGTCTCCGGGATAATCAAGCTCGTTTCCGTTTCCGTCAATAAATGGCTCGTCCAAATCTACTTCCTGCCCGTCCATGTCCAAGTGCCATTCCCTAGTCCTGTCGTCTGGTGTCGCAATCCAGACTTTCTTCATGACAACCCCGTCTTCCTCAAGACGTTCATAACTGTCCAAACGTCCAAGGTTCTCGGCGCCCGTGACCATGGTTCTGGCATTCCTTAGTGATGCTACAATATTGTTATTCATAATCGGAAGTAGCCGCTGTGAAAGCTTGTCAACGCTTTCGCCTTGGACAATGCTTTGCAAGACTGCGCTGTTTATTTTGCGCTTGTTCCAGCGCATGTCCCTCGGAATGTCAAGACGTTTCGGAAGTAGGTTAATGCTTTTCTCTGTCATCAAACGTTTGACAGTATCTTTATTAACTATCTTGAACGAAGTATCTATGCCCTTATTTTTGGTCAGGAAATCACTTGCTATTTGATTGTAATTTGTGGCGTATATTTCTGGCAGAGTATTATTTATATAAGCGGTAGCAGTCTTGTTTGCATTTGCAAGTTGGAGTGTAGTCTCGTCAACCATTTCTTTGTAGTATTCGTTTCCGAGTGTGTAATGCTCCAAAGCTTTTTGATAAGCTTTCTGGTCTCCGCTTTTCATGATATCGTCAAGCTCTTTTTTGCCGTCCGCCATGAAAGAATCCCATTTTTTTGTGATTTCTTTTTTAGCTTTTTTGTATGTGCTTGTTATGTCTTTCTCAAGCTTCTCCAAAAGTTTGTCCGTTTTCGTCCTCGCTGAATCCAGTTTCATCTACATACCTTCCTATCTCTTCGGCATCCATCCTTTTTAAGATTTCGTCAACCTCATCGTGATTGATAAAAGGCAAGTGTTTAAGCACTGTCTCTGCGTCAAGATACTGTGCGGCAGATAAAATCGTCTGCGTATCCTCAAGCATATTGATGATCTTAGAACGTTTAAATGTTGGTGCATCATCGATTCCTGCAAGGTCAAGGATTGCATTTATAAAGTCAGTCACGCACATTTCGAACCCGTCACATTTAAGCGTTAAGTTTTCGTATGATGCCTGAATTGCTGTTGCCGTAATATTTCCTGCTGATATCTTGTCTGTGTCAAGAGCCATTGCGTCACGATATAAAGAATCTCTGAGCTGTGCTAACGCCTCCGCTCTTGCCGCATACGGTACGTCAATGGTGTGTGCCTCTGCCCTTGCCCCGTCATCTTCAACCGTGGCGGCTTTTAATACCTTCATTCGCTCCTTGAATTTTACAAGGTCGATATCATCCATGCCTCCAGCGTTTTGGATTATCCAATAAATCTGACTTGCATCATCAAGGTCGTTTGCGAACCCCGACTGAATCAAATCGTATGCGTCAATCTTTTCACGCAATCCTGTAAGCTCTGACTGGTGTTCGTCGTTCGCCCAAAGCGGAACTATTGGAAAGTTCGGATAGTTCTTGCCGTCAAGAATGACAGTGCCATCCGCCGCACTTGTGCTGACTATCTGCTGATATGCTCTTTTCTCGTTCAGGACCTCACACTTGCCGTCACGCCAGATGTAATCCGAATACCCATCTTCTTCATACAATGTCGCCCGAAGCGGCTTTGTCGTGTCTATCTGCCAAAAACGAATACCTGCGTGAAGTGCTCCGTCTTCCTCGCCGATAAGCGGCACGAACTCAAGCGCATTAAACATGTCTATATGGTCTAGATTAAAGAATCCATATGACACGCCGCCCCATAACGCTGCAAGTCCCAGCTTCATCAAGATGTTGTCGAACATCACGCCGCCTAGCTTTTCTTTCGTGTCGTCCTCGTTGAATGAGGCACCCTCTCCTAACAAGTGCGATGCTTCCTGTTTTATGAATATCGGGAAGAATGAATTTCTGAGCTTGAAGTTCGCAGAGTAATTATCTGGCACAGCCTCACCCGATAACGTGTATAAAAGCTTCTGATACTGTGATATCGTAGGATTTTTCTTCTTGTAATACTCGTATGCAATCTGCGCCTCTACGTACATATCAGATTGCTTGTATGAGTATATAGCCTCTTGAATAAAACCTTGTAAATCCTCCTCTGATGTGATTTTAAGCAAATCCTCGTATGTTTTCACCTGTAAACCTCCCTGCTTTTTCGTTTTGCTGTTTTAGGAACTATCTTCATTGTTTTTACAAAGTACCTCATTGCGTCTGCAAGATGGTCGTTTTCTTTTACTGGTCTGTCGTCTAATGCGTCTGCGTCCCATGAATACCCTGACATTTCATCGATCCAATTTTCGCATTCATTTGATATTTTTAACAGACCTGTGTCCAGTGCCGTTGCTGTCTCTCTAATGCCATCACTGACCACATTGTCTGCAGGAATAACTCTATATCTTCCGTTTCTGCGCTTCATCAAAGCTATGAACGATGCGGCAGACGGGTCAACTATTAGCCGTAGTTTTCTTCCCATGGTAATATCTGACACCCATGCGTCAATGTCCTGAGCGTATTGTTCGTCAGTCTTCTGAACACCTTTGTCCCTGCCTGAGTAATAATATTCACGGACAGCGTACCATGTTTCTCCTATCTTTGCAAACAATAGTGCGGCTGTGGCATTCATTGTTCCGTAGTCCAAAGAAACACAATACTCCGTTATTTCGCCGTCTGGAACATCACATAACGCCTTTTCATACATCGGATAAACAAGGCCTTCTGCAATACACCTTTCGCCCTGTATGTCTCGCCTGTACCACACAGAGCCTGTTACATACTGGCTCTTTATTTCTTCAAGTCTTTGTGGTGTTATCGAAAGATTGTCTTCGATTGTGAAGTGCTGATATTGATAGCCGCCAACATACGAATCTGTGTATGCATCAATATAATTTTTATAAATTCTGTGTGATGGATTGCATGGGTTTAAATCCCACAAGATAAGCGGCTTGTCTGCGGCGACTTGACGTCCGAATGCTACTTTAATAAAAGACGTCCTGCTGTCGTCTGAGTCATAATGCTCGTTTATTTCTGTAGCTATCCATAATCCATACGAGTTTCCAAGTATGCGCTTGTAACTGTCTGCTTTGCCTGCTCCAGTAAAAATTACAACTTTTTCACCTGTCTGCGTGTATACAAATAATGCTTCATTGTCTTTGAACTTTCCCCATTTACATCTGCCTCGAAATAGATTTTCAAGACCAAATCCATTGCAGACTCCAATATTAAGTTTGGCATTTCCGATAGTTGAGCCGGAAGCAAGATGTATTCTGTCTTCGCATTGCTCAAGATACATTGCCGCAATTATGCAATTGTCGATAGTCTTCCCAGAACGTATAGCACCCTCCGCAACATTCATTTTGTTGCAGAGGGCGTTTTTAATATATTGCTTGTGCTTAACAGAAAATGGTTTCCAGTTAATTGTCTGACGTTTGTTCATCCTTCAACATCTCCGCAAGCCCTGTGAGATCTTCAACCTCAGTGATAGTTTGTTCAATTTTGTCTGACTGTCCCAGCCAGTTCTTTCCTAAAAAGATAGCCATTGCGCAATTATGTTCCGCCATCTTAAATTGCCATCTTCGGAGACTTATCTTCCCGATTGCACTTTTTTTGTTAAAAATAACCGCAAAATTCTCTTTATACTCTCTCTTGCACCATCTTTCAATCGTATCTTCGGAACAATCAAAAAACCCTGCAATTTCTTCTTTTGTGCATCTCAAACCACATAACTTTTCAAACTGGCTCTTATCAATTTCAATTTTGGGTCGCCCTGTTCTCGCCATAATTTCTCCTTGTTAATAAATAAAATACTGGCGTGTCAAGTAATGCTAAGCAAGCCTTTAACACGTACTGACCTATTATTAAACCAATTAAGCTCATAAGTCCTTCTTTGCTCCAAAGCCAGCCCATTCCTAAACCGAAGCTTATCAGCGCATATATTACGGTATCGAATATCTGACTTGTAAGAGTTGAGCCGTTATTCCAGAGCCATCTTCCGCCGTCTCTTGAGCCGTGTTTCTTTATATAAACATCTCTTATTTTATGAAACACGAATACGTCCCACGATTGCGAGCAGTAATAAGCGCAAAGCGAACCTATTACAAACACCCAGTTCTGACCAAGAAGCGTCTGATATGCAACGTCCATTGGAATATTTGCTGGCGGACAAAGCCCTGTTATTATGATGCAGATTGTTGCAAAAATTTGTCCTATAAAGCCGAATTTAATAACCGACTTCGCCCGTTCTTTGCCCCATATCTCGCCAATTACATCGGTACATAAAAACGTAACCGCATACGTTACTGCGCCTCCGCTTGCCGATATTTCAATACCTCCTATATAAAGCCCTGTAGTTATTACTCTTGCCCCGACAACGTTTGCAATTACTATACTTATAACAAAAAGTGTTAAAAGAATAATAAAATTAGTTTCTGTCTTTTTCATAAATTACTCCTATTTTAATCTTGATGTCCTGCCGCTTCCTGATATTTCTTTTTACATATTTTTGCGGCAATACTTAGTTGCGCTGTTCTCTCAACAGCTTTTTCTGTCATTTCTATTCCCAGTTCTGATCTAATTCTTTTTACATCTCTAATTGCTTCTTTCATAAGACTGTCTTTTAATGTCACAACATGCCTTTCCCCAGAAACATCTTTATACGTTCCCCACTGGACAAGTTGAAGCCATGACGTGCTGTCTGACGATGTGCAAAAATAATTTTCTGCAAGCAAGTCCACTTCAGTGCATCCTAGTAAATGGATGTCTATACTTGGTTTTTTCTTTTTGATATACCTTGCCAGTTGTGATACATCTTTCTTATACTCTCTCGGTCTTATCCGTCTCAGCTCTGGAACACTAATTGCGATATAATTTGAAAAGTTTATTAATTTATTTAAGCCGTCCCTTCCGTCCTCAAAATGGAAGACATTAATTTGCTTGTTTGGCAATAAATCCCGCATACGCTTTCGCAAGAACCATGCTTCCTCTGTCCCGAGTATTTTTTGGCAGTCTATTTCCACATATGTTGCTGTTATATTATTATCCAACACAAATTTTATAAGCTTGTCCTGCCAGCTCACAAGAAAATCAAGGTCGAACTTTTGACCAGCTTTTGCTCCAAACATTAATGTAAAAAGACCGCTGTCTTGTATAACATGTTTGCTGTATTCTTGCTGTAATAAAATTGCATTGTTTGGTTTTAATTTAAAATCTCCATCAATAGCTTTGTTATGGATATATGCATAACAAGAATAAAGCCGATATTTTACGTCTGCGATTTTAAGCGCAATGTTCGCTTCCACTGAACGTTCCGTTCCAGCAAAATGCACCTTTATATTTTCGCCATTCATTTCTTTGATACCTTAAATTTTATATTATTTTCTTTTAAAAATCCAGACAACATGTCAAAAACTTCATTATTTACTGTTACAACATATTTTACTGCATCCTCTTCAAAAAAAGACTCATATGTATCAAAGTTGAAGTCCTCCATATTTATACTTTTTATTGACATTATTTCTTCTCTTAGTTTTTCTTGGTCGAAGCCAGTGTCCATTGTGAGCTTATTATGGATAATCGAATATGCGGTTTTTTCCTCGCTAGTCATCCCGATTAATACGATTACTGGAACCTTCTCCAATCCAAGCTTCAAGGCGGCTCGCAACCTTCCACAGCCTTCTATGACTTCCATATTTTCATCAACTGCAATTGGATCATTAAAGCCAAATTCTTGTATTGACTTAGCTATTTGACTCACTTGCGACTCGGTATGAATCTTTGCGTTTTTTCTGGCTCTTTGATATTGCCGATGTCAATATATTTGATCTCAATGTTTTTCATACTCAATCCCCATTTGATTTAAGTAATTTTTAAGTATATCTTCCTGCTTATTCCCGTTTGGAAATATCCTCACCTGTACGTTATATTTAACTTCTATCGGTTCGTACTCGTCTTCGTCTTTCGTTCTTGATGGTTCTGGTGCCTTTTCGTAATCAAAAAAGTCATCTAAATCTTCAGCCATCTCGTCTATGTCTTTAAAGTCGTACTCACTCATATTTATTGTTTCTATTCCTAATAATTGCGACTCAAGAACTTGCAAATCAAATCC